CTTGCGGGTTATAAAGAACCTTGTTGACAAGCGTTTCGCCAATTACTGCGCGCTTAGATGCCAGACGCATGGCTGTTTTCATCGTGTTGTGATCTGTTGCTTTTCTATCCAGGACGCGGCCTATCTGATCCTCGCCATCGGCGACTATAAGGTGGACGTTTACTTGGCGCGTTTGCCCGAACCGCCAGCAACGTCTGACTGCCTGATACCAGCTTTCATAACTAAAGCTGCGCCCCGCGAATACCATGCGCGCGCAATGCTGCCAATTTAATCCCATTCCGGCAACGCTTGGTTTTGTAATGATAACCTTCTTTTTCCCCGACGCGAAAGAAGCAAGATTGGCTTCTTTTTTATCGGCCGTCTGCGAGCCTCTTACCTCTACGGCGTTCGGCAAGCGACTTGAAAGCGCATCAGCCTCGTAATCGGTATCGCACCATATTACGAACGCCTCGTTAGGCTCCGCATTAACCAGTGATAATACCGCATCCGCTCGCGCGTCTGCAGTCTCACGCTTTACCGAGTGCATATTGATGGCCGAAACGTCAGATGCGAATAATGATCCCTCTTCAGGCTTGACGTTTCCGGTAGCTTTGTGTCGTATGATATTCAATTCCGGCAGGATGTAACTCGATCCGTCAAAACCTAAATCCTCCGGCGACTCAGCCATTACGGCCCATGACGATACCCAATCCCAAAACGGAACAACGGCATGGCCTTTAAGGCGCCAATGCTGGCTTGCGGTCGACGTATCATTGATAAACCAGCGGATAAGCATCTCTGAACTTGACATGACACCAAGGAAATCCGCATGTTGTCCGAGTTCCATATGATCGTTAGGCGCAGGCGTAGCTGTTGCAGCTAGGCGGTATGGCGTATCTGCAAAGCATTCGATTAACGCTTGTGTCGTTTTTCCGCTAAAGCTCTTAAGTATCGAGCTTTCATCCAGCACGACAGCGCCAAACGATTTTGGATTGATTTTGTCCAATCTGTCGTAGTTACAGATGGAAATCCCCGGCTTGATGTCGGATGCCTCGCGTATGACGCGGCAATCGTATCCGAAACGAACACCCTCCGCTTCGATTTGCCTGGCCACCGCAAGCGGCGTAAGAATTAAAGCGTGTCCGTTGCTATGGCGCGCAAACTGTCGCGCGCACTCAAGTTCCACGCTAGTTTTACCAAGCCCGGTATCTAGGAACATTGCGCACTTACCACGACGAATTGCCGTTGCTGTAGCGGCCGCCTGAAACGCAAAGGTTCCCGTCATATGCGACGGCAATTCGTCCGGCTCAAATCCTGAAGTTTTCGCCTTTGGAGCTTTCGACAAAAGGAAATCATAATATTCAGTCATTCTCCAACATCTCCATCAATCCATTCTGAACCATCGTCCATGATATAATAGACATTCATCAACCCGTTGTCGCCTTCGATAACGTCAACCTGCTTGCCGTGTATCAATTCCGGTATGTAGATATGCGCGCCGCAGCCTTCGCGTTGTTGATCCCTGTCAAGTAGCATGTCATGCATTCTGCAATGCCAAGCGGCGCCTTCAATTGGCGTAGAATGAACGCACGTTCGGCACGATCTGGCCGGCGTCCTGTTACGATGACAGGCTGAATGATGGTCGCAGAACTTGCACTTAAACCAAGTCGGATCGTTGCTAATCTTTGGCGGCGGAGACTGCGAACCGATGATACCGTGCAATCGCGCTACCAGCTTGATTGAATACGTCGCGTCATAATGGAACCTGTATGACCATAGAGCGTCTGTATCCTTGTTGCGTGCCAGATAATAGGCTCGCGTCATGCTGGTAAAATGCATTCCAAGCTGGACTTGCGCGATATGCTTAGGCTTGCTTCTTACGTCGTCATCCTTAACCAGTATCTTGAAGCCTTTATCGTTGCTGGTTTTGAACTCTCCAACGTGCCACGTCTTAGGCGCCTCAAGCAAACCGAGCAACGCGCCATCAATGCGGCAGACAATATGCCCTGTGCTATCGGTGAACTCGTGTTGCTTGAACTTTCCGGTTGTTTCGTCAATCTTTCCATCGTCAACCGTCACGCCGGCCGAGCGCAAGTCGGCAACCATACGCGCTTCCTCGATATGGCCAGTCTTAAACAGGCGATGCATACGGCCACTGAATACCTTTACGGTTGTCCAGCGGAACGAATACCAGATCGCTCTATCGCACTCGGTTCCAGCTTCTCCTGCTCCGATGCGCGGTGTGATGTATGGCTTGTTGCCTTCCGCTTCATACGCATTGTAAATTGCGTCAATGGTTGGCATGTCTCGGCCAGGAAGCGTGGACACTTAAACCCACCTTTGAACGAAGGCACGAACGCGCCCCGGCAACTTACCTGGCGCTACGGCCCCGTATCGCTGGCAGTAGCAAGCACATGGACGATTGACGCCTAAGCAATCCAGACAGTCGTATGACGGGAACGCCCAGGCGGTAATCTTGGCCCGTAGCCCCAGCCAATAGAAATATGCCATGATGTGTCGCTTTCGCTACTTGTAGTGAAAGTGGGGAGGCTGGCGTCAACCGTGGAAAGTGAAGCGCCAGCCTCCGGCTTCGTTAGGCCGTAGCGCGCGGCCTGCGCCATGCAGGGACGCCGCCGTTCACTGGCGCCGCTACCTGAGCCGAAGGAGCGAGCGGGGCGGCTTGACGGGCCACAGGAGCCGCCGGACGCGCTACCGGAGCCGCAGCCTTTGGTGGGGCGGCAGGACGCGCTGCGGCTTGTCCCGCGCTGTCTGGCGCTTCGTGCTTCGTGATTTCGTTTTTGTCCTTTGTGTGTGTGTAGTCGGCTCTTCCGTTCTTGCCCTTATCAACCGTCCCTTCCGGGATGAGTTTGACGGTGTTCAGCGCAACTCGTCCGATCAACTGATCACTGTTTTTAACGTTCACTCCAGGCAGCAAGGAAGCGCAGACAGCGGATAGTTGCTCGCGTCCGATACGTTGCGCAGTCTCATTGTCGTGATGCGTGTTGATGTTCTCATACACGATTGAGCCAACGAAGGTTGCGTCGCCGTATTGGTCACTTACAGTTTCCCAAATAGCTTCGCGTAGTTTGCCTGTTCCGCCAGAGTTGTCCTTTTCTTCAAACGACACAAGAGTTTGAAGATACTTGCCAGCCGGGATAGCTGGTCCGCCGCTACCCTTTGACGGTTCGGCTTCTGTCGGGTCAAAGTCAAATGCTGACATGGTGTATTACTCCGTCGCTTCTGGTTGAGTGGTCTCGATTGGGTTTGAGTGTTGCGAATAATAAGGAATAAACTGTGCAACCGTATCGAACGATAGTTTCGGATCATTCGATAGGTTGATGGATGCTGGCATATTCCAGCGGTTCTTGGCTTTGAACGCCGCCTCTCCATCTGTGCGAATGGTGCGTTGCTGTCCGCCGATCGCCCTGGCTCGGCTTTCGCCTTTCTTGGCGCCCGGTGTTTGTTCCTTCGTTACCGCAGCGGCTTTGTTGAGAAAGAAGATCGCATCAACCGCTTCCGCAATAAGCGGATTAGCTCCTACGCCTTTTCCGCTTACGTGTAATTTCGGTTGGAAAACATCATAAGCCGGATTTTCCGGATCTTTGTAATTGACGATGGCAGCGTGCGCGATAAAGATAAAAGCCATTTTTCGCTCGTGCCGAATTGCCTCAAACATATCCAGCACAAGGCGCCACACTTCAAGCGCGGCTGCGTAGCCTTCGCCATATCCTGGCGCGCGAATGTTCTCCCACTTGTTGCGCTTGCACGCTTCGTCCCAAACGAGCCTTTCCAGCCAATCGAGACTGTCAAGCACGGCGGTTTGAAAGTCGTGTTCTTCATCCGCGAGGAAGATCATGGCTTCCTGCAATGCATCGAAATTGCGGATCAGATCGAATGACGGGATATCAGGCATTCCGACAAGCCCTTCCTCGACGGGAAGGAAGATCGGGTTTGGCGAGTAAGCGCCGTAGCTGGTTTTGCCAACGCCTTCCGGGCCGTATATTAGAATGCGAGGCGGCTCAATGACGCGCTTCCGTTTCAAGTAGGCAAGATCATACGCCATTTATGCGTTCTCCAAAATGTCAGCAACAAAAAGAAGCGCTTCGGCAACAGGCAAGTCTTCTTTCTCGATTTGATCAACGAGAAGTTTTTCAAGTTGATGCATATCGCGATATGACAAAGCCTTTATCCTGCCGGCGATTTCACGAAGCGCTTCGTTTCCTTTGTTACGCTCTGGCTTGGTTTGGTTCCGATCAACGGGTAGCATCACGCCTCTCCCGCGAATTCATAAGTCGGCTTACCGCAAGACACGATGCGGGCAGGTTCGAAAACCGCCTTGAGTTCACTCGGCCACGCGTTGAACTTGCTTTCCGCAACCTCGTAAGTCGCCTTGACGTATTCAGCCAGGTTTGTTGGCTTCTCGTCAGTTCCCCAACCTTTGACAACTTCGATTGCCGCAATCATCTCAGGCTGCATCCATTTGACGTTCTTTTTCAGATCGCCCTTGATCTTCTTTCCTTCAACGATAAGCGTAACGCTACCGGTATCCTTGCCGGCTTTCTGTCGTGCGGCTGACGCACTCTCGCCAAAACGCATATCTAGCGCGCTTGACAGCTTTTCCTTTCTCGCCTTCGCGAGCGCTTCCATTGCCGTCAGATCGTCTTGCAACATCTCAAGATGATCCAGAGGAAGTTTGGAAACATCCTCTGCCGTCATCTTGTCGGTTGCGTTCAGACTGACACGATTTGAATTGCTCATATTGTCCTCTGTCAGTTAATCGCCCTATTGCGATGAAACGTTCATATA